CTACCATAGCCCAGTGTACTAGCATAGGTTTTACATAATCGTTTACTAAATTGAGATAGTCTCCCGTAAGAGTATCTCCGGTTATCTTAGTCTTTATAGCGTTTAGTAGATCCGTCCCTAAATAATTCTGTATATGCTTATCTTGGGCTATTTTAATAAACTGTATAAACTGATCCGTGTCTACCGAACCGTTTAAAGCGGTATATTTTACGATGTCTTTTCTCGATATAAGTAATGCTTCTGCCATTATCTAGGGTTTTTATATCCGTTATTCGGCATATCTACCGGTCTCTTTGCTACTCTAGCGTCGTTTACTTCGGGCTTTAATCCTTCCGCTTTAGCTCTATTTACCGATACCTCGGCGTTAGGGTTTTTAGCGTCCGGGTTTACTCCTTTAGCCATATAGGTTTTACGCATCCAAAAATGGTGGCATTGCGCTCCGCCTTTATAAAGCCATATATCGTAGGTAGAAGCTCCTCCTTCTCCAAATCCAGCGTTTACTGCTTTAGTACTCATAGCCATTATATCCTCTTTTCGATATATTTTAGCCTGGTTTACCATTTTCTTACAAAACTCTCTAGAAGTATCTTTAGTAGATAAAGGAGCGTACTGATATCTTACCTTAAATCGTAAGCCGTCTACCTCTTCGTCCTGTTCGCTTTTAGCGTTAGGTCTAGCCGTTCCCGTAGAAGCTAACCCTATCATCTTATCTAAGGCTTCTTCCTGTTCGTAATCTACCGGTCTTTCGTCTACTAGCTCCCATTCTTCTAGATCTTCCTCTTCTCCTAGGTCTTTTAGTAAATCAAATATTTTATCGTCGTCGAAGTCTTCCTCTTTAGAAAGTTTTACTCCCGTTTCTTCTTCTCTAGCTTCGTTAGTAATAGCGTTATCAGTCTCGATAAACTCTAACGGTTGAAGTGTTTTAAAGTATAATTTAAGGCTTATTCCGTTTACCGCTAGTATATCGTCGATAGCGTCGATAATAAGGTCTTGGTAAGGTTTAATAGTAATATTCTGGAATAAAAGACTTGCCGTCTTAATCTCGTCGGCATTATTACCTAATCCGTTATTACCAGATCTAATTCCTAGTAGTAAAGGCGAGGTAATTCTATGCGCTACCATTAATTTAGAAGCGCACTCGTTAGATAAGTACTCGTAATGCGCCGGAGCGTCGTTAAGAGGCACGTCGTCTATCGTAGTCTTAGAATCGGCGTTATTATTAAACGCTACTATAACCTTTTCTCCTCTAGCTCCCGTTAGTTTATTTAGTACTTCGTTTTTAACCTGTAACTGTTTCTCTCTATCCGGGACTCCGTTGTTGAAGTTAATTATCTTAGTGCCGGAAAAGCCAGACTTAACGTCGTTTACTAAATAATCGGCTATCTCGCTTTCAAGCTCAGCGTAAGATACAGATCCCTGGTAATCTACCGGGCAGTAATAATCGTAACCAGATACGTATTTTTTTACGATTTTTATCTCCGGCTCTCTTCCGTTTCCGTAGCCAAAAGCAGCTATTCTTTTAGGCTTAGAGCTAGGTTTTAATTTACCCCAGTCGTGGAAGTAATAATAAGCCTCTATATCTCCGTCTTCGTTACATTTTTCCGCTCTTAGCGTCTGTCTAGGGAAATGCTCTCCCTTTACTACCGCTCCGTCTTTATATAAGACTTGAAATGAAGCCTCTCCTAAGAGTTTTAAGTCTAAAGAGACCTTACGTAAGCAAGAGTTAGAGAAAAGGCTTCTAAGGGCAGCATATTCATTCGTCTTAGTACTAGAGTCTAAAGCGTCTAGTCCTTTTCCGTAAATAAGGTTACTAATACCGTTTATAATAGCGTTCTGAGTAGTACTCCCGGTAAATAAGTCTATAAGATACTGATAATAGTTATTATCTTCTCCGTAGGCTACCCAGTCTTTACGCTTATCCTCGACTACTTTAGGTTTATTATACGTAGATAGACTTACTACGTGAATATTCGATTTCGTTGCTTGATTTCTTGCCATTACAATACTATAAATTCATTATCGCTAGATCTTTCGGTATATACGCTATCGTTTATACTATAAGTAGATACTGTCTGGTTAGTACAGTATATTTTATCTCTATAAACTACGTTAGAGCCGTCTTTAATCTCTAGGGTATAGGTATTATCCTCTTTTAGAGAGAAAGTATCGGTAAAGCTATAATAATAGTCTACCGCCGTAAAGGAAGTAGCCGTATCGTTATAAGCTTCCGTATTTTTTAACTCGTCTTTTATTACTATCGTATAAGTAGTACCCGACGTATATTCTCTAGGAATAAAATTAAAGGTCTGACTACTATTACTCTCTTCTAGGATAATCATATATATATAATAAATTATCTCTGTTTTTGTTAAAGCAAAAAAAAAGGGTAACCGTTAAGCTACCCCTTTTCCCTTAATACATAATTACTAAGCGTTAGTACCTTCTGTTACTGTAACAGTAGCACTAGTCATTCCTGCGTAAGGATCTGCAGCCGTAGGAGAGTCTAAGAAAGCAGCTGGGCTAGTCTCTTGAGCCGTAAAGGTTAAAGTATAACCATTTAAGTCGCTAAGGGCTGTCCCGGTAGCTATTGATCCCCCCGATAAATCTGCGCCCTGCTCTTCTCCCATAAGGAAGACGTTTCCGTTATAATCTTCTACAGCGATATGTGGTCTACCATAAGCCAAAAGCTTCACTTCTTTATGGTCTTCTTTCGATAATTTTTTAAGAGTAATACTTAAAGTCTGCTCGAAGAAGGTAGTACCATTCTCTCTAGAAGAGTTAATCGTTTGCTCAAAGGAGTTAGTCCCTTTAAGCTCATATTTATAAGCGGTAAAAGTACCGGTAAGATCCGTAATCTCTTCGTCGGTCTTAGAAATAGTACCTAGGTCGCCGTAGTCGGTAAAGTAAACCGCCTTAATGCCTCCTACTGCGTCGAGGCAGGCTTCTTTACGTCCGCGTGTTAAGTCACAAGCCATAATATATATTTTTTATATTAAAAAAGGGTAGGTAGCTAATCCCACCTACCCCTCTTTTGGTTAATTATTATTTACTTCTTAGTTCGCTGAGTTAGCAATACCGTAAGTAACCACATCTTCGATAACTCCGACTTGCGCTCCAGCAGTAAATTTCATTACTACTCTTACGTTATCAGAACCGTCTAAGTCAGCCATATCTAAGACCTTCACCTCGTTATGATCTGCCAATAAACCAGTACCAAAGAATAAGTTATCTTTAGTAGTAGCAATAGCGTCGTTATCGGCTAATCCGTTAGCTACGAAAAGCTTAACTCCGTCGAAGCTTAAAGATCCGTTATTCCACCACTGAGTACCCATATTGTTAGTACCGTTAGCTCCTAATCCACTAGCTCCGAATCCGCCCAACGCTCTTACATAAGCTCTAGCGATGTTTTGAGATACGTAGATATAAAGTCCTTCGTTACCATACAAAGTAGAAGGAATCGCATCTACGATTTTTCCTAGCTCGTCAATACAGTTTGCAGCTGTCACGGTAGTACCAGCGATTTCTTGACCAGAAGGTAAGTTAGCGTCAGTAGAAACGATTTTAGTAATCCCGTCAAATTGACCGTTAGTACTAGTATCTCCAGACCATAAAGAACGCTCTGTACGATCTGCTACTTTAGCAGCTACGTGAGAGATTAAGTAATCGCTAAAAGCGGGAGGTAAGCTATCGTGAGCAGAAAAGCCCATAGAGATAGCCTCCCAGTCAGAGATAAAGTCGTTCTTACAAAGTTGTAAGTTCACTTGCTGGTATTCTGGTTGTAGAATACGCTCTGTCAAAGTAATAGTAGAAGTAGCAGAAAAGTCGCAAGTAGCATCTTTAACGATATCGTCGCTAGCTAGTTTCTTAATTACTTCTTTAAATTTTACGTTTGGTTTAATCGTTACTCCTCCAGCTTCTAGAGTAGCTCCGCTTAATAACGCTGCCGAGATGTACTGACCAGCACTCTCACCTGCGTATGTTGTAGTAATTGATGTTGTTGTTGCCATTTTTTATTTTTATTT